GGGCGTCGCGCAACCGCTTATTGTCAGCACGCAAACCAGCCAAAGTAATTTGATATTCATGGTCGGAATTCTCCTTTATTCGTCTGTCTTCGGCCGCTTTCGCTTCGGCCAGCTTCTTTGCGGCGTCCCCTTCGGCCTTTACCGTACCGACGAAGCCGTCAAACCGCGCTTGTGTGGCCGCCAGGCGTTGCCCCTGCACCCACCATGCCCCGGAGCCACCGAAGGCCAGCCCAAGCGCAAAGAGGGCCGCCAGTGCCCAGGGATTGCCGACAATCAGCTTCCACATGGTCAAGCCTCTTTGCTGGCTGTCAGTGCCGTGGTGGTGATAACGCGCAAAATCGCGTTGACCACGGGAAGACCGACGGCAATGATGGTGTAAAAGTTGCCGGGCAAATAGGCTTGCAAAAGTCCGGTGCCAGCTTCAAGGGCCACCAGGGCGGCCACAATGGCGTTGACAATGATGGTTTTCGATTGATACCAGGGTTTCATGATTCACCTCCTATTTGATGCCGTTATGCTCGATACTGTAATGATTACCGTCATTGAACCGGCCGCCCCAGCGGCAAAGCGGGTCGAGGGATTCCCAATATTCCCCAAGTGTTTTATGGTCTTCCGTGTTGGACAAAAAGACGCCGTCGCGGAATAGGTTGAAGTCCACAGCAAGCCTTTGCTTGTGGTTGCTTGATGCGTGGCTGTAGCCAACTTTGACGCCCATTTGACCATGGACCCGCGGGTCGCGGAATGCGTCCCCGAATGTCAGTTCATAGCCATGTGCGTATGCGTATGCAATCAGCTTCGCAATCAGCGCGGTGAACAACCGCTGTTTTTGTCCCAATGTCATGGTTTGTCAGCCTTCAAATCAATTTTGTCTTCAATGCGGTCAAGTTTGCTGAATATGGCCGTCGCCAGTTTGTCAAACGCTTCCGTTCGCACGTAACCCCCGGCGACCAGCACTTTCAAGTCGGATACTTCCGATGATAATTTTTGATCGGCTTTCTGCAGGTCTTTAAGACCTTCCCACATGGCTTTCATCCACCAGCCGCCCAAGGCCCCGGCGATGGCGAAAACCATGTTAAAAAGTTGCTGGTTATCCATGTCGACCCCTATTATTTCCAGCGACCAACTGCCATGATATTTACGCCGTAAGTTTGGTTAGCTGTTGCGTTAATCATGATTGATGCGGCGGCCGTTGTTGCGTTAGCTTCCAAATAGTTGATGACAAAACCCGACGTGCTGCTGTGGCTTGACACAGTGGCGGTGACATATGGGGCGGACGCCCATATTGTGTTACTAAAGAAATTTTGAGTGAATGTCTGAATCGCACCGGAACCCGTATAGGCACAAGCTAAATTCCATGTGTAAATTGCCGTACCGTCGGGAAAGCGGATTTGGTCGCCAGTGCCAGGGAAGTAGCGCGGGTCGCGAATAAATTGACCGCCTGCGGTTTCGTTGTATTCTGTTGGCACGTACACACCCGCAATTGTCCCGACCGCCCCGCCAGAACCAGTAATGCTGTTGCCCACGACGTAAGATGCTGGGACATTAGACACGAAGAATAGGCGCTGTTGGCTACCTGTTAAGTTTTGCAACGCCTTTCTAACTTGAGCCGAACCGCCTATGGATGTGACAGTCTCGCCCGCCGCAAAAGCGCCCGCGGTTACATTAACCAGCAAGGTCGCCGCATCCCTTACGCTACTTTTGACGTTCGATGTTTGGATTTCAGCGACAGCACCAGCAACGAGGTTCCAGCGTGCCGGGTAAGACACTGCCCCATTACTCAACTTTCCACCAATCACACCGTCGGAAAACTGGATACCGGACTCACCTGTATTCTGTACAGAGAAGTTGTTGATTGTTAAATCCTGCGATGACGACAACACTGATATACCAGCCCCAAAAGAACCGTCAACGACTATGTTCTCGGCTACTGAACCCGTTGCCGGATAGCCAGTGTGTCCGAAGTTGACGCCGCTGTTTTCGCGGGTATTGGTTGCGATTACATTTGATAAAAATCCATATGAGGTATCGAAACCCACAGCGGAAGCACCCGCAAAGTCGACGGACGCTCGATTGATTGAGTTATTTACACCACTTACTTGAACACCTGAATACTCAGTTAAGTATTTACCCTGGCAATGTCCGACGGTGACTTCGGATTTTGTGCAGTTGAGAAGGTATATACCTTCACGCCCCCAGCCTTCTAAAAGCCTGACGTTTACGTCGGCCTTGCTGCACTGGTACAGAAAGATAGCCCCGGTGGAAGCGTTCCGAATACCATCAACGGAAGGGGTTGCCGCGCCACTAGCGACGTAGTGATCGTGGGTATTTCGCAAGTCGACTGTAGGGCTCACGCAATTTGTCAGATAAATAAGATGCGTTCCGATATTACCGACTTGACCAGCGTAATTGCCGTTAAGTTCGTTAATTGTAATATTTACATCACTCAACGAGTCGCCGTAAAGCAATCTATCAAAATCAGCGCATGCACTTGGCAATTTCAAAGCGCCTTCGACAATCACTCTTGAATTGTCGGAAAGTTCAATATTTTTAGCAATTAACGTCTTACCTTCCGGGACGTATATAACATTATGTGCAGCAAGGGCCGCGATTGCCGCGCTCGACTCATCAGTTCCGTCGAACTTTGCGCCAAACTGAGATACTGAAAACTGTTCACGCAATTCGTCAGCCACAGTACGGACCACCGCACCGACGCCCGATTGCGTGAAGCTGATAGCGTCCGACGCCATTGTGTAAATATTCACGCTATCGCCAGTGATTGGGGTAACTGTCCCAAGGGTGACGCCAACGCCCGCAGCGGTCTTTGCCGTAATTGTGAAATTGCCGGTCGTGCTGTTGATGATTACCCAATTGCCGACAATGTTTGGGAAAACCAAATTCAAATTGGCGGTAAGCGTGCCGGTAATCACAATCAACGGTTTGCCGTATTGCGCCGGGGTCAATGTGACGCTTGAAGACGCCATGGCAACGGTCGCGGCGCCCGTGGTGAAGTCAGGAACCCAGCCAGCAGCGGCGGCCCCCGCACTCTCCGGGTCGGTCACGTTGCTGTCGACCGTGTTGAACCAGTACCCTTGCCCGTCGCTCCGCATAATGCGGGCGCCTTTTGGATACCCGCCGACATTGGTGTCCGTGGCGAAAGTGCCGTCGAAGGGATACCCGCCGCCAGCGTTAGCCCAACGGACTATTGCCGACATTTCGTAAAGAATGCCGTTCATGTCCAGGCCCGAAGGGGGCACGCCACCGGCCGCAATCGGGGTGCGCGTCAGGGGTGGGAATCCGTCCGTAAGCGATGCGGCGCCAGCGGTAATGCCAATCTGAGAGGCGACCGGAATCGTGCTTTTTCCGCCAGCATTGGCGAACGGCAATACCAGCTTGCCAGGAATGTTAGATAGTTGCATTGATTGCCCCTTGTGGAATGAATACGCCTTGCCCAAACGGTGCGGCCGACGGGCCAGCTTCCGAAAATCCAAAAAGGGGCAAGGCGCTATTGAGCATTGACGACTGGACCCCGGCCGGGCGCGGCAAGGCTCCCGATTGCGTAATAATAGCAAATTCGTAGGTCGTAAGGTCAAATTCAAACGTATAGCGTAGCGCCATGCCACCCATGTCGTTGACATAGCAACGGCCGCGGTCGCCAAATAAATTTTGCAAAAGCTGATTCAGCGTCGGCGCATTTGTGGCTGAAATGTTCGCCAGGGCCTTAACCAAAATCAATTTACGATAGGCGTCGTCGGCCAAAAAGTAAGTTTCCGATACTGGCGGAATGCCGTCGTAAAAGGGGGCTTCGTTGAACGGCTTTGCTTGCGACCCTGCCTCATTGAACCCGAAATTTACTATTGGGGGCGGAATTAGCAAAGTTCTAACGATGTTAACGATGCGCCCCCAAATATCCAGGCCGAAACCTTGGGCGGTTTCCACATTCCAAACGAAGTCGTAAAACGTGTCGAAGTCCGTCCGCGGGTCAATGTACTGGTCCATATTGCGGACCAATTGCGTGATTGTGGCGCTGTTGCCGTATTGGCTGATTATTGTTTCTTCGACGTTAATCATGGCTAGACCAGCGTAACGGAAATATCAGCAACACTCAAGGTCGGCTTTTGGTCAATGCCGACGGCGACCTGGCTCAATGTTGGGGTGCTGGTGCCAATCAAGACGCTGATAAGGGACACGTTAGGGGCCACGCTCACGACGGCGCCATAGTAGCGGCTTGCAAGCACCAATGAGCCCATGCGCTCCCGTGTCGTGCCGTCGGCCCCATTAAACCGCGCAATGATGGCATCTTGAACAAGTTGCACGATGTTGGACGGCAAACTTACATCATTGACCAATTGCACGGCGAATTTGACCGGAAGCGCCGCGGGGCGCTCAAATTTGACGGTGTAGGTCGGTTGCGGGTAGTTGTAGCCGCTGTCGTCAGTGACCACGACGGACGTGTTGCCGTTGTAATCACACCCCACGTCCTTTTTGCGCCAGATTGCGGCGGCAATGTCCGCGTCGGCCCCGCCCACGACGGCCACATAGACCGAATGCGGGAGCAAAGGATAATTGGTGCTTCCCGTCAGGACCGTGTCGCCGCTGGGGTTGTCCTTGACATAGACGTCGAGAACGTCCGCCAGGGCGAACACTTCCGCATAAATTGCGCCGGGCGTCCCTTTGCCGTTCAAGGCGACCGAATTCTTGCGGCGGTATTCAAAGTCGGCCCGGCTTTCAACGTCCTGGCCCATGGTGCCGTCGGCCGCGTTGTTGATTGCGTCCCAGCCCGGCACAGCTTGATAAACTTGGGTCAAGGTTCCGGCCGCGCATGGAATCGGGCCATTTTCAATATTTTGGAATTCGGCGTCGACGGTGCCTGCAATGCTGATTGTTGCGGCGCCGGACGCGGCGTAAGTGTTGCCGCTGGTGTCTTGGGCCAAAGTGCCCGCGGGAATGACTGTACCGGCCAGCCCCGTGAGTGTGGCCGTAACGGCGGTCGGCGTGGCTGGCTTGCGGGTCAAAAAGTAAATGCGCCCGATTGCATCCTGAAAGCGGTCGGCGGCATATTGCGGGTCGACCTGATTTACAAAAGTGGCAATTTCGTTGTTTTTGTCCGCGATAACGGCGGCCTGGCTGGATGCAAGTTGACCTTGCGGAGTCTCAAGGGCCGGATTCAACCCGCCGCCAAACGCCGCATTCATGTCGGCTTGCACGCCCGCCAATACGTCAGTTTCCGCCGGGATAACCAAACCAGCGGCCGTAAATTTAATTTTTGGTACTGCGCTGGATGCCATCATTGCCCCTTAGAAGGTCACGCCGTTGGCGGTTCCTGTTTCGTCAATAAATTGAATTTGTCCGGTAATTTCGCGGGCGTCGAATGCTGAAATTATACATTGGGCAGTCACGACGCCGGGGACCGTCAAGGCCACCTTTTCAATGTAGCCAGTCAGCAGGGACGCGGGCGGCAAGTGCCCTAGAACGTCCTCAAAATACGGAATGCCCTTGGTCGTCGCATACCACAATTCACCCAGGAACAGGCGCACGGCGCTGGCAACGTCTTGCGCCAGGGCGTAAGGGGGCGTCGCCATTGCGATATTTCCAGCGCTGTCAATGACCAAATCCCATTTGGATTGATCTAGCAAAAGTGTGTTGTATTGCGTCATGTTGGGGGTCCGCTGTTGCCGCCGCCAGGCTGCACGCCCGAATGGGTATGATTATGAACGCTTGTGCCCTGTGCTGTCACGTCGCCTGTCACATCCATGGTGCCGGAGAATTGCGCCGCACCCCCGCCAGTTTGGGAAATTGTGCCGTTTAGGACCGTGGCGCCGTTGACCGTGAATGTTGGGGTCGTGACCGTGGTCGACGTGGTGCCGTTGATTTCCACAGTAGCCGCGTTCAATTGGATATCTGGAGCTTCCAGCACCACGGCGACCGGGGAATGAATCTTGATGCCCGCTGCGCTGAATTGGACATATTGCGTCGGGGTGCCGTTGAGCATGCCGCCCAGGTACATGCCGTCGGAAAAGCTATATTGCCGGAAGCTGCCCGGATTGCCTTGCTTCTTGGTCGCCTTGATCTTGGAAATATCACGGGACGCAAACACGCAAACACCAATGTCGCCTTTTTGTGGGTCCATAATGATGCCATTGGCGCCACCCTGCAGCCGCAAATATGGGACATTGTGAATGGTCACATGAGGCGTCGGGTTGCCCTGGCCGTCCAATTGATTGACCAGGGGCGTGACGTCGACAAAGCCTACCGGGGACAGTGCCCCGGCGTTCGTGCAAGATTCCACGCGGACAAGGGTCGCGGTTTGCATCTTCGACAATGCTTGCTGCACCATGAAGGCGATATTGTTGAATTCCCCCCAAGTGCTGGAAGGCTTCAATTGCCCGCTTGGGATGCCGTTAGCGTCCGGTGACTGCGAGGCCATTTTGATTCCCTCTTATTGTTGAAAACCAGGCGCCGCCCGGCTTTTCCGATTCCAGCCTATGGCCGACCGAAGTAACAACCCATTCTCCGGCCGCTTGTTGCACGTCAGTTTCCAATTTGACGGAACCGCCGAAGGTAACGGCCGGATTGAATAGGGTTTGAAAATTGACGCCCACACCATCAAACGTCGGATAGCCCACCAGGCCGGACGCTGGCGATATCAGCGGAATGATTACCTTGCGCGGGACATTCGGCGGCGTGATTGCCAAAATCTTGTCGTCAAGATACAGGTCGCACCCGGCGGCCCGCGCAAGGTCTTTGGCCTGTTCCATGCCGGTATTGGGCAAATAAACGTCGGTCAATTGCGTGGTGACGCCGTTATTTTCAAAGGTGTAGCCCAGGTCGCGGGCAATTTGCGCCATGACCGAAGCCACGTCGACGCGGCCTTTGAAACTCCGCGGCGGAATGGCCTTCAATGCGTTGAAAAATGCCGATTGCGCCTGAATGTGCAAATACACGTCCGGCATGCTTTGGTAATCAGCCCAGGCGTTGACGATGTTCCCGGCGAATACCAGCGTTTCCGCGGCCCCGTCGATGGCGAACACTTCCACGGTGTTGGGAATCAGTGTGCCGGGCTTCCATTGCAGCGTCGTAACGCTGTTCATGTCGACTTGCTTCACGCCAAAAATTTTAGCGCGTAGCGTGCCCATCATCATTCCGCCAGCTTTGTCGATATCAGCAATTGCGCGGAAGCCCTGCAGCGTAATTTGGTCATTGTTGCTTGAACCGAATTTGCCAGTTCCTAGCGTAATGACAAAGCGCAATTGTTTCTTGTTGCTAAATGAGGGCATATTCTTCCGCCGTCAAATAGACCAAAGAAAAGCGGTCGCCCAATCCGGCATAAGACGGGTCGTCGCTGCCTTGGGTGTCAATAAAAAGCAAGTTCCCGGCAAAGCCGGTATATTCGCGGCAAACCAGCGGCACGGCGTCGCGGGCAATAACACTGGTGACGATATCCACGCCGTCCGCGTTTATGTCGACAAAAATCCCTTGCGGCTTTTGGTTAATTAAAAGCTGGCAATTCTGGCCGCCCAAAACAACTTTGGTCGATTGGGACGGAATAGGCTGTAAAGGTACGCTTTGCATCAGTTCACCAATCCTTGAAGGTAGGCCCCGGCCTTATCAGCAAGGGCGGGCACTTTGTCCGCCAGGCTCTTGAGCGTGGAAGCGTTCGGCGTTTGCGCCTGCACCTTACCATTGTCAGCTTGCGGCGTGGCGCTGGCGTCTTTTGGCTTGTCGACTTGCCCCTTGTTCGATTGGGAATAAGAGGCCGAAACCTGGCGGATTTCCTTTAAGGTGATTTCCACAATCAGCAGGGTCGCGCCCTTGTTGCTCCGGCGCTGGTAGTTGTACCGTTCGACGCTGTAATTGATGTAAGTCACTTCCGGCGTTACCACGCTGTAAAGGTCCGTCGATTTGCAAGCGGTG